AACTAGCACCCCTTCTTACCATGCCAGATCTAGAATCAGATCCAGGTCCGAGACCTAAATTAATTTTAAATTTTGGTTTACTTGATTCTTGTGCTGCATCTCCTGCAGGAGAATCTAAACCTGTATGTCCACTAGTACCACCATCAGGACCAATCTCACTTACTGGTGTTTTTAAATTTTTGTTGCCAGCAGTATTGAAATAGTGATTTTTAAACTTAACAACATTAACATTTTGAGAAGGATCATTGAATGCAGATCCAGTTCTAAATCCAGTTGCTGCCATCAAATAATTGATCTGATCTGGTCCTAATCCCTGTGCCTCAAGCATACCTCTAAGACCTGCAGGATTTTGTGCTAGTTTAATTGCTTTTGCTGCCGCAGCCATCTCTGCTTCAGATCTTGGTTTATTAATACTTCCATTACCATTACCATTAATAGATGATGGTACTGGTTGATACTGACCAGAAGCATTGATAACGTCAGTGACACTACCAGACTTTGCATTAAACATTCCAGGACCAACTACACTGCTTTGAATTAGTCCTGCTCTATTAAGAACTGATCTAGCGACAAGTGCTTGTCCAAGCATACCCTCTCCACCTGCTTCTGCTAGAACAAGTTTTTGTAAATATTCATATTCCTTAGAACTAGAAATATCTCCACCCTGTCTAGTAGAACCAGTTCCAGTATTATCAGTAGCAGGTCCACCAGCACTAGGAATATTATACTTCTCACCCTTTGCCAAATATTTTTTAATCATGGCACGGAGTTTATCACCACCACTACCATCTGCTTCATTCTTAGATAGTTTATGTAAGTCGGAACGCTCACCAGTACCACCCCACCAAGTAGGACCATAATTATCATGAGGTGCTCTACCATCTTTATTTGATGCTGCTTCAGCGTGATTCATTACACGCTTAATGTTAATATGCTTTGGTTCCCATCCCCAGTCTAAAGCAACGTTGGATGCTTCCTTTGCCATATTCTCAATCTGAATATTTTTAGGACCAAATTTATCCCAATTATATCCAGACATAGCAGCCATAGAAATGCCTACGTTATTACTATTTCTATAGTAAGTATGGTTACTATGTTCATCATAACCTCTATATCTGTATGCACTACCATCACCTTGAATCGTTGTATGATATGGTCCCTTCTTCCAGTTATATGGTGTAGCAGTCCAGTGAAGATAAATCTGCTTATCTAAATTACCACCCTGTGCAAATCCAGGAACTTTATATCCTAAACTTTTTGCCTCACCCAGTCTTTTATCTGTTAAGTGGGGTTGCGTTTTTGTTCCAGGAGTATTAAAAGGAACGACGAAAGCTCCCCCATCGCTCTTTCTAGCGACGTACTCAGAGCCATGTCCGATAAACGAGGTTGATCTCCCTCCATCCAATGATACGGGATATCCTGATTGTGGTCCATTGATCCATCCTCCCTGAGAGAAACCTTTTAATGAGGGAACTTGACCACCTCTAGAGAAAACATTGAAAGGTTCAGAAACATTAAATCCACCACCAGTTTTCTCCTCAGACATTTCCTGCTGACGAGATTTGCCTTGAGCTGCAGCTTCTTCATCCTGTGCAGAACCATCTTGGTTTGATAGGTACGTCATGACACCCGCAGTGATGACGCCAGCAGCTAATAGAGTCTTTGGATTAAGTCCAAACCTCAAAGCTCTTTTTATAAGGCTTGCTTTGCCTCTCACAAGGCCATTATAAAACAATTTAAGGACGGCACCAAAATCCGTAATAATTTTTAAAGGATTGCTCAACCAACGCAATCCAAGAAATAATGCACCTAATCCAACAAATGCTTGTCCAAAACCTTTTAGTTTTTCCCACCAACTAGTTTCATCAGATAAAAGTTTATATAATCCTTCAATAGTATTAACGACACCAAATTTTGCCCAGTCAAAAATAAACTTGACTACCTTAGCAATACCTTCTAAAATACCAATAACTTTCTGTTTATTTTTCGGGTCAGCTAACCATTTGAGTGCAGGTACAACAACAAATAATTTGAACAAACCCCCAAACATCTTCATGATAGCTTCAAAGAAACTACCTGTGCCAGTTACAAGTTGTCCTACAAAACTAACCAGTTTCCTATCTTTTTTCGGTTCTGTATATTCAGCGTCAAACTTTTTCTTTTGCTTCTCTTGCAATTCCAATCTACCAATCATGGCAGACTTCAAACCAGCAACCATTCCAGCAATTGAATTCAGGGTAGCACCCAGATTATTTACTGCTTGAGTATTGTTGTTAATAGATTTTACTAACTTTGCTCTTCTTTTAGGTTCGTTCTTTGTGTCATTAGCATCAACAGATACTTTTTCAACATTAACAAACTTATAGAAATTAATCTTGCTAGTTTTTGAAATGGTTGCCATCAATTATCTCCCTGAGGCAGCATGTTGAACAATAGTTCTCATGTTATTTATGGGCACTGCTTGAGGAATAGGAACAATTTTCTCAAGAACAACTGGAATAGGAACAATGTCTATGGCGGTGTTCATTACATATTCAGCAGATAAACCACCAGGTTTCATCATTTCTTTTGTAGCAGAACTTGCTACACCCAAAATCTTAGGATCGATACCGAGATCGGAACCAATCTCACTAATTGCAGATGAATAATCTCCACCTATAGCATTAGTAATACCTCGGAAGATACCACCAGCACCAAACTGATCTGCCATTGCTTGCATACCAGTCATTGCATCGAATCCACTATTCACAAATGCAGATACAGTTCCACCAAAACTTCCAAGTTTAGAACCAATATCAAAAGAGTTGAATGCATTCTGAATAGCACCACCGAAGTTACCACCTGCTAATTGCTGTGCAATACCACCAAAATTAGGATTGATCATGTTCAATCCACCGCTGAGAGCACCCATAAAGTTGCCACTCATCAGATTACCCCCAATGGCACCTAATGCTGGGTTGATCATGTTCAATCCACCAGTGATAGCACCAGCAAAGTTTCCTCCCATCAAGTTTGATGCAATTCCTCCAAGTGGCGAATCCATGAAATTGCCAACTTGACTCATGATTCCACTTACTCCAGGAATCATGCTGAGACCTTGAGTGATGGCACCCATGGGATTACCACTGGCAAGACCAGCAACTGCATTAACACCTGCTATGATAGGTCCAGCACCAGGAATAAACGACGCAGCAGTCTGAACAATAGGGTTACTTACAATACTACCAACTGCTTTACCTACACCACTTACCGCTTTCTTGATACCTTTGACAATACCACCAATGAATAATTGTTGAGGTTGTACAAGTCCACCCTGAGAATGAGGTTGACCAGTTTGAGAATCTTTCTGCTGAGGAGAAGTTTGACTTGGATCATATTTTGCACCAAACGTTTGTTGGAACGTTCCTGGTGACATTAAGAAATCAAAGAACTTATCTCTTTGTGCCCAAAGTTTTCCGACATTCTCGAAGAATGGTTGAATACCATTCTCCCAAATAAAACCTATAGGACCAGGAATTACAAATAGTTTGGTAAGTTGTTTTGTTATTTTGAATAACTCGCCACCAATTTTCCACCAACTAAGTGGATTGGCGAGATATTTCATCACCCTGAACATAGAACCAGCAATACTGCCGAGTTCCTCCCAAAGGGCATCAAACATATTTTTGACACCTAGGAATTCTGCCATGGAACCTAACATGTTCCACAGACCGCCAATTCCCCTGACTACATTACCAAAGAATTCTGCTACACCCTGACCAATTTGTGACCAGAACTCACCAGTAAATAAAGTCTTGACTGCTCCCATCAGGGATTCACCTACAGCACCAAGACCACCTGATCCACCACCTTCTCCAGTGATAGTGCTAAACAACCATCCACCAAGTGCTTCACCACCAATACTACCGAGCATACCTCCAACAAAGGCACCGATAGGGATTGTGATAGGTGCTGCTGGACCACCAATAGCACCAATAGCACCACCTGCCCAAGTTCCAAGCAGTTCACCAAGACCTGCACCAACTGCCATGGCAGCAGATTTGGCAATCGATTCACCTGCTGCCCAGTTCAGAGCAAATGTAATCAGAGGACCAATGACAGGAATTCTGTTAAGAACTTTCTTCAGAGTTTTAACACCACCCATGCCAAGGATCTTCAGGAAGAAGCGTTGTGTTGCTTTGTCCATCCCCTTCTTAAAGATGGAAGATCCTGCTAATTTTGCTGCCTGTTCGTTGCTTTCACCTAATATAGTCGCAGTAATCCTATTACTTCTGGTAGATAGACTACCCAGTTTAGGTTTAGATTTAATCTGTCCTTTATTGATTCTCTTTAGTACATCTGCTTTAGCACGCGATGCTGCTTGAGATGGAGAAACGCCTTCGGAGATTAATTGATTATATCTTTGGTTATATACACTTCTAGCAGCATTACCATGCTGTTTAGAAATATTGTCCGCTATTCTTCTTTGTGGTGAATTTAAAGGACTATCATCAATCCCAGTAAACGTAGTCTGGGGTTTTACTACAGGTTTTGTTGTAGTAGTAGTGCTACCTGGTAGTTTCTTAGTTTTAGGATCTACTCCAGGAGGTTTCTTTGTTTTCTTCGACTTTGGTTGATTCTTTGGTTGCTTTGTCTTACCTCCACCAAGACTTAGAAGATCAATGATACCAAGAATATCAGTAATTAAACTGAATGGGTTCATCAAATACTTCAGTGCTGTGATGCCAAGCATCACCTTTCCAAGACCCTTCAGACGAGTACCAAAGTCCGAATTAGGATCCATCAATGCTGAGAATCCGTCTAAGAAAGTTGTAGTTAGACCTTTAGCAAATCCATATAACTTTTCAAAAACAAATTTTGTTTTCTCTAAAAAAGTTACAATCTGTTGTTTCTTTTCAGGATCTGACAGATATTTTAAGGTCTCTGTAATAATGCCCAGAGTGGCAACCTTCATTAAAAGACTACCGATTGGTCCAAAGAAACTTTCTAACCAACCAAACGATTTTTTTATACCTTTCTTAGTCTTACTATCCTTCTTAGGTTTTACCTTTCCTTTTTCTAGTTTTTCTAATTCCTGTGCCTCTTCAGCAGCAGCATCCATTTCCCGACGCTTTCTCTTGCGTGCCAGGATTTCTTCAGTCTTTTGTAATGTTTGACCTTTAAGAGCAATTTTCTCCAGATCCTGTACCATTTCACCGATACTGGATGCAATTGCGCCCGTTCTGTTTAATGCTAAAGTAGTTTTACTCGCAGCAGCGACTGGAGCAGGTGCATTGGCACCTACTGAACCAGGATTTACAAATTTATAGACTTGTAATTTAGCCACCTTTTGCTTGCTGCTCCTTCATTCGTTTTTCTTCCTCCTTTAGGAATTGCATCAACATGTTGACATAAATTTCTTTTTCCCAAGGCATTAAATTATCAATATGTTCGATGTTCCACTTATGATGGTGCATCAAGGCAAAATTGCCTTCATAGTATGAACGAAGATTGTTGTGAAGGAGTGCTAGGCGAAAAAACTCGCTAGTCCCTCAAGCACAATCGTGTTTTCCTTTCCAGTATTGGGATTGGTAATAGTCAAGGTATGTGATAACTTAGGCATGGTCTCAAAGAACTCTTGAATCATACCAAATTGTTTGCTATTAAGCTCTTCAAACCATTCCAAGATTTCTTTTTTAGGCATGTCGGAACAATCATATACCTGATTTGCATCAGCAATTGATTCAACACATCCTGCTGCCATTTCAAAGATTTGATCAACACCAGGTCCATCACTATCAACGAAATTCATTTTGACAAAGGTATCCAAACTAGGATATCCCATGGTCACAATAACTTCATCTGAGATCTTGATTTCCTTTTTATGCTTTCTATCCTTGATTACTTTGATTTCATCGAGAGGAATAGATGCCTTGACTTCAGTTTCACCATCATCTTGACATGTGACTGTCACATCAACAGATTCACCTACAGACTTTGTACGAATTTGCAAGAACAAGTATTCAATGTCAAATGTAGATAGTTTGTCTACATTTTTAACATCAGAACATGCACTGATGATGTCCTTGATCGCAGTAATAATCTGATCTGTTTCACCCGTTTCAGTTGCTAAAAGAAGCAATTTTTCTTCCTTTACGAGGAAAGGTCTAAAGTTCACCGTACTACCATCAGAAGGTAGTTTTAGTTTGTATTTTGGGGTGTTTAACTTAGGTAATGCCATAGAAATTCAATTCAGTATATTTATTTAGACGAGGTTCGTATCAATGATATTATCAGAAGTTTCTGCCATGTCAAGTACGATATCGGGACGACCTGGGGAATCAAATTGATCCTTAGTAAAGAACCTATATCTTTCATAGTAAAAACCAACAGTAAGTTCCATAACTCGTGCCTTATCGTTATTTAACTGAATAGACCCAATGTTATATGGAAAAACGTTCTGTAATTCCCAACATGCTGTAATATCATTCTTTCTAGCGGTTAGAATTTGCAGACCTTGTGCTGCTGCTCTCCTAACCTCTGATAGAAGTTTAGGATCTGATATTGCCAAATCTCCACCACCTCTCTCCATTTTGAAGATGTATAATCTAGGACAAACGTACTCGCGATAGAATTCTGTAAATTGATTAGAATCTCTCGCCATCTCATCAACCCATCTCTCGAAGAAGTTTCTGGTGTATTGAGAACGAGGAACTTGAAACGTTATATTGATTTGACTAAATG